GTTGGATGGTGTGTCGACAGGAGCGTAGCTGTGGTCATAGAGCCATCTAGTGTTACCTGATGACTTCATGATCCCCACTGCGGCGATAGCTAGGAACACCATCGCTTCAAATGGGAAACACAGCGCGGAGCCCATGGACGCAAACTTCTGAAGTTCGGGAATACATAACCCAAGCTTCGGAATCTCGGCTCTAGTTGATCTCGTTGAATCGACCGCGGCTGATAGCCACGGATGATCCTCCAAGATCGACCGTACGAGCCAATACGGGACCCGGTCGCTCGCTTCCTTCAGATCGAGGGTAGCAAGCATTCCGGTGGAAGAACCTTCCTGTGCCATCTCCCGATTAGGGATCTGGTCAGTGAAGCCCAGAAGAGCTGAAGTTAGCCTCTCTGGATCTTCCAACTCACGGACCAACGGCGATAGAACTGCCTGCTGCATAAACTGCATCCAGACAGGCTCCATCGCTATGATTCGTGGGCCTCGTAGCGTCTTCGGTACAGGGATTACCTTCACAGGTAACTCCTGACCAGGCTCGAGGAACTGTACGTCATCCAGGAGATAGTAATATCTCCAGTTCGGAAGGCAATAGTCCCCATAAGGGAAAATTGCCTCCAGACGACTAGTCCAAGTTTGCTGCTCGAATTTCGCGTTTCCGCGAAGCCCGTTAGCAGTTCCACCTGGACCGTGACGACCCTGAACGCTGCCGTCGTAGATCTCGCGATCTACAGCGGAGAAAACATCAGCGAACAGGAGTTTGGACATCTTCACTACGGCCAGACGGTCGTAAGTGGAGATGGTATCCTCCAAACTGCGCAGTTCATCCTCAATCTCGACGTAGCCTTCCATCGTGCGAACCACCCTCGAGTTGCTGCAAGGTAGCTCGATCTTCGCGAACAGGTTAGTTAACTGCCTGACCGCAAAGATGCAATCGATAGAAGGTTCCGCCAAGAGCGAACCACCATCAGGATCGAACACCTGACTGAGGAAACCCGACATGAACACCGGGAGACCTCGACGTCTGCCAAAACCGGCAAATGCGTCAGAGTCTACGCAGCCTTCTTCAAGACTTCTTTCGAAGTCTTTTCCGAAGGCTGGGAGGGTAATCGTGAAGAACGATGTTCCCTCATGTTCGATCCGACTCGTGACTGTATTAAAATCACGAGTTGTGCTAGTGTGACACTGTGTAGCCAGTTCTCCGGCTACACAACGCCAGAGATCACTCAGTCTTCTCATGTCTGCCCCTTTCTATGGGAGCTAGGCATACGGAGTCACATTGATCTCACAATAGGAGGGCCCCCTTTGGAACGGGAGCCCCCCTATACAGCACCATAGAGATGCTGTCCATCGAGTAGAACCGATTTTCTGGTTCTCAGAGCTATTGCTAGCTGTGGCCCTGAAGAAGCTTCAGGGTGATGCTGTTGTTGATTAGCCATGTAGAATAGGCGTCAACAGACTTCTTTGCAGTTTCGGGCAAGACAAGCCCGTTCTGCGCAGGAGTGTCTACAACGAGGTACACTGAGGTCGACTCGTAAGAGCTGATCCCAGTAGCGAAGGGGTTGGAATTAACCAGCCCCACGTCAAGTCGAGAGACTCGACGAGTTCGCTTGCCGTACGAGTTATTGATCGAAAGCCTAAGATCGGCTCCGGTCGTACCCATAGCGGCATAGTACTGAGCCGAGTTAGCTGAAGAGCTAATTCTCGGCAGTGTGTAGACTACAGCATCGTATTCGATGGTTTGCGGATCTGGCAATGCCATGTGACTGATCTCCTTTGTAGGGGATACGCGTGGGTACGCGCATCATAGATGCCGTGTACAACGTGAAGCCCTGCACACAGGACGGTCCGCCAAGCGGGACTCACAATCTAAAGTGAGTAATCCCGATCGAGGCGAGGATTGCCTTCTGACTAGCCGTAAGGCCGTCATAAGTCAATCCGAAACCATATGGCGAAGCTGGAAATCTGACCTTCCACTCGGTTAAACCTTGAGTGGAGGAACCCGTGCAATTGGTACCGCCAGAGGCGGCCCATCGCTCGAGTACCTTGGTATGGCTCATGATATAGCCATACTGTAAGATCAGACCGTCGCG